GGCATACGGCTGCCGTAGCCTTGGGCACTGCTACGGAAACGGCGGGTGCGAGCGCGAGTATAGCTTCGACTGTGGCTTTGAATATTAAGTCGGCGGCTACGTGGATTGCGGTTACCGCGGAGAGCGCGTTGAACATTAGTCAAGCTACGTTCCTTGCCTTAACGGGTGTTGGTATTGCGGTGATTGCTGCTGCTGCAGTTGCTATGTGGGCTTTCGCGAGCAGCATGAACGCGGCGACCGCGAGCGTCACGAACTTCAACGCCTCCGCTGTCGCGACGCCCGGAGTCATGAGTAATATTCAGAGCGGGGGCACGGCTGGATTGCTGCGTCGTGGTGTCGAATGACAAAAATAATTGCCAAAACAGAGAAGGTGATTAAGTTTGAGTGAAGGCGCAACGGTGAATGTTATAGATATTAACGGAGACCCGATTCCTCAAGCTTTCATTGAGCTCTATAAGCTGCCCCAATATCCTACGCGCATCGCGTGCGGGATGACAGACTCTTCAGGAACGGTGGTTCTCCCGATAAGCGGCTATGGTGACGGAGTTTTCACCGCGGTGGCTACTTACACAACTACCGTAACTTCATTTTACGCTGGCGGAGAAATCAATGTCTCTGAAGGAGTCGGCTCTATCACGCTTCGAATCCCAATCATAATAGGCGAAAATCCCCCTATACCCGGATACTATTATTTAACGGTTCTTCCATCCGAAGGTTCGGGAACCATAGAATGGATTACAGGTTCTCCAGCAAGCGCGGGGACATACAGTGTCTCCAGAGGCGGTTGGATTACTCTTGAAGTGGCTCCGGGTAGCATTCTTGACCACTGGCTACTTGACTCGACGATAGTGCTTGGCGATCGAATAGACATAGAGATGAGGAGCGATCACACTGTGAAGGCGTTCGTCTCTGCTGGCGGTCCGCCCGGCGATCTGGATCATTTCATGTTTAACCCTGTGAGCGCTCAGACCGCGGGTTCAGCTTTCAGCGTAACGATCACCGCCAAGGACGCGTATGGCGACACGGTTACAAGCTACAGTGGCACTCCTGCTTTGACGTATTCTGCTGGATCTATTACTCCGTCTTCTGCGACTGGCGGCTTCTCGAATGGTGTTTGGACTGGCGCTGTCACGGTGACCGCTGCGGGTTCAGGCGTCACTCTTGGCGTGGATGATGGCAGCGACCATACTGGAACGAGCAACTCGTTCACGGTGGCTTACGCTTCCGCGGTGGATCACATAACGGCTTCTTTGAATCCTACGTCGATCGCGGCTCCGGGCACTGTGACCGGGTCGGCTACGGCGTATGACGCGCATGGCAACAGTTGGGACATTAGCGCTTTGGCGACTTGGAGTATCCCTGCCGGCGGCGACGGCGGCTCATGGTCTAGCAATGTTTACACTTCGAATATTGCCGGCGACTACAGCGTGCAAGCCGCTTATTCGGGCAAGACCGCATCGGCGTCTTTGACTGTCCTCCCCAGAACCCCAATCTTAACTATCGCCGCAAATCCAGCAGAATGCGATCATGTTCTTGTAGTTAACAACACACAGCAAACTGAGGAAGAGTTTTCAAGTTTTCCCGCTTATCCCGACTTCAACGAAGGCGACAGTATTTCATTGACGGCTTACCCTCAAACTGGCTACACGTTCAAGCAATGGGATAACTATGACGTAAATAACGAATTTATCGCCGTATTCAATCGTGTCGGCGGCGGCGGATTGCCCGTTTGCGCTTTAGTTTTCGGATCTGTTAATCCTCCGCAAGAAGACGTTGTTTCGATGAAGGTGCATCTTGGCTGCACGAAAGAGGTCAGCAGTTTCGAGGTTGTGCTGCAGAATTGGGGCAAGAAGTATAGCCCCAGCGGTTGGCTTCCGATTGTTATCGGTAGTTTAGGCGGCATCGGCCTTTGCAGGGCGCCGAATAATCCGACTACTGTGCCTTTGCTTTCGCTTCGTGTTGAAGGCGTTGAGTGCCAAGAAAACCCTGTGTCTGGCGAGTTTTATGTGTACGTGACTGGGCGCTGCTGGGGCGAGCAGCTTTTCCGCAAGTTAGTGACGAAAGAGTACTTGAACCAGAAAGGCGAAGACATTGTTAAAGACCTTTTAAATAATTATACGACTTTAGTTAACAACGTTAAAGACACGGATACTACGTACATTGACTTGCAGTACACTGACACGCAGGTTTTTGAGATTTTAAAGTACATTGCTGGGAGCGCTGACAAAAAGGGCGTTATCGGCTACGATTTCCGCTTGACGGCTGACGGCAAAATCGAGTTTTTCCCTATAAACAGCAAAGTTAACTCTATAGATTTGAGCGAAAGCATGGAACAGAGCAGTTACAGCAAAGACATTTCCCGCGTTAGAAACAAGATTACCGTGTACGGCGCAGCCACCAAAAGCACACCTGCAGATAAGGATGCTTTGACTGAAATACTGAGCCCGCCACAGGGCGTTTGGTCTGCTTTCGGAGCCAATGTTTCTGTGGCGCAGGATAGCACTGTTAAAGCTATTGGAAATAGCAGTGTAAAATGTTGGATTAACGGTAATGCTTACGGCGCCATTAGATTCACTTTTAACGCTGGATATGAAGTGAACGCTAATTTGTACCCTGAACTGGCGTTCTTCACCTTATTGTCAACAGTGCTTAGTGGCAGAGGAGCTATCGCGCTGTTCGATGTCAGCGGCAAACAGATGGTTCAAGCCCAGAACTTCACTGGTAATACTGCATGGGGCGCCACGTCAGTCGGTGTTGGAGAAGCGAACGCTGCTAGCTGGGTGCCGGGAGCAGGTCAATCAGGTTTTGATTGGACGCATATAAAGAAGGTTCAAATATCAAGCATAGGCTCTGACGGCAACACGCCAGTTTGGGCGGGTTTCTGGATCGACGGCTTATACTTCGGCGGAATGCACTATAGCGCTGTCGAGGAAGATTCCGCGAGTCAAAATACTTACGCCTTGAGGGAGTACACTGAGACGGATGCCGATTTAGCCAGCGATCACGAATGCGACTTGCGAGCCAAGGCGCTCCTCGCCTACTATAAAGACCCCGCTTTGTCCTTGACTATCGTCAGCACCGTCCTCGACTATGGCACCGCGCCTCTTTGGGCGGGCGATATAGTCCATGTGGTTTTGCCTAACGAGAATGTGGATGATTATTTCCGCATCGACTACGTTGAGTACCAGCTTGATGCGAAGACTCAGACGCTTCAGATAACGGCTAATTTGGGCAAGGAGAAGCCTCAGCTTGCCGATTATCTGTATGGGCTTACGTCGCTGAAGTGATAGGTGTTGGGAGATGATTGAAGGTTGAGTAAGCAAGTGTTGAAATCTTTGGAGAATGTGAAGCCTGGAGCGCTTATCTGCGTGTCCTGGTGCGATGCAAGTATTGGTAAGAGTCGGGCGAACCGCGGCGTAATCGATGTGCCGGTGAAGAGTTGGGGCGTCTTTGTAGGTTTGATTGGCACGAAGATTAAGCATATTGTTATTGCGCAGAATAGTTTCAAGTACGCTGACAGCCTCTTTGATTTGGATTATACGGCGGTTCCGGTTGGCTGGGCTATTGACATTGAAGTTATTGTGGATCAGTATCTTCCTAAGCAGGTTGCGGATAGTTTAATTGAAAGTTTCGTGGTTAGTGAGAGTCAGGTTTTGAGGCGTTCGACTTCGCCGCGGGCTTTTGTGCATAGGCAGCAACGGCTTAGCACTCATGGAGGGTGCTTCTGATGTTGGATCGCCTTAGAAATTGGGTTCGCAAACAGTTTACGAGGATGGTTTCGGTTTCTGAGCGTGCGGAGTCTAATATTGCGAGTAAGGCAAGGTCTAGACGCCGTCGATCTGCAGCGGTGCCGCCTAGTGAGCGGTTTGTTTGGGCTATGGTTGTTTTGATTGTGGCGCTTGTAGGCCTTGTAGCGATTGAAATCGTTTACGTATTGGTTACTGGTCAGATTAGCACTGAGATTCTTGTTGTGCTTAGCGGTGTTGTTGGTGCTTTGGCTAGTCGGTTTCTGGAGGCTAAACGTTGATGAGATGTGCGTGTGGAAAGGATGCTAGTGTCTTCGAAAATGGCAGGGTTGAATGTACGGAGTGTTACTTGCGGAGAGTTAAAAAATGAAGGGTAAACCGTGGACTATTGATGAAGAAAAGCAGCTTAAGGAACTTATTGAGGCTAAGACGCCTATTGATGTAATTGCTGTCAAGCTAAATCGTCAACCTGATGCTGTCATGATTAAGTGTAAACGTCTCAAACTCAAGTTAGAAGTAGTAGTGGCTAAATCCTACACAACCACCACTACTACTACCAGTTTAGTTTTGCCTAAGGAGTTACTGAGTGTTGAGGAAGCGCTTAAGATATTGGCTGGTGCCTTGAAGGCGTCCTGTAAGTCTGGACTCGATAAGGTTGAGGTTCAGCGGTTGCAGGTTGTGGCTACGTTAGCTCGGACGTACAAGGATATCCTAGCGGATTACATGGATTATCGCGGGTTAGAGGTTGAAATGTTAGAGTGGAGAGCGAAATATGCGGATCTTGTTAAAAAAACCTCGAACGTTGCGACCAAATAAGTTTTTTGGTGAGCGTTTAGGAACTCGTAGCGATGTTGATAGTGTTGAGGCAGTGAGGCTTAGTAAGGTTGAACGTTTGAAGTCTAACCCAACGGAGTTTTTCAAGCAAGTCTTAGGGTTTGAACCCTTCAGTTACCAGCTTGAACTCATTGATTTGTTTGAGAAAAATCAGTTTTTGGCTGCTAGGTGGTGCAGGCAGAGCGGTAAAAGCTGGAGTATCAGCGCTTTGCTGTTGAATTACGCGCTTAACCATGATGACAGTTACATTGCCGTTGTGGGGCCTAGCTGGCGCCAAACTAAACTTAACATCAGGCGCATAAGCTATTTCCTGCGGAAGTTGAATGATCCAGGCGTGAAGGCGCAGAAGACACGAATTAGTTTTCCAAACGGCAGCGTAATTGAGGCTTTCCCGAATAACCCCGATACGATTAGAGGTCCTACGCTTAATGTTGTTTGGTGGGATGAAACGAACTTCACGGCTAATGATGGTGACTTGTATGACGCGATCTTGTTTACTCTTGGCACTACGGATGGGAAACTTGTTTGTACTAGTACGCCTTGGAACACGGATAGCCTGTTCTGGAAGATGTGTAATCATAAGGATTTCAGCGATTTTGCGCGGCATCATGTGACGTGGGAGCAGGCGCAGGAGCCTAACGGCCCTTTGAGAAGAGGGATTCTTGAGAAGATTCGGAAGCAGTTTGGTGAGGATCCGTCTCGTTGGCGTCGGGAGATGGAGGCGGAGTGGGCTGAGGACGAGGATGTTTGGCTATCGCAGAGTTTGATTGTTAGTTGTGTTGGCACGGTGAAGAGTTGCGGTGAGGACTTGCAAGAGTTTGATCCTGAAGCTGAGTATGAAGGGGATTTCTTTGTTGGATTAGATTTGGCTCAAACGCGTGATTACTGTGT